TACAATGCCAACAGGAAAAAAAGGCAAGAAGAAAAAATCCAGTGCCAAGAAGAAGAGTAAACGAGGCATGTATTAAAAATGAAGGTGTATACAAAAGCAGGTAAAGAGTATAAAGGAGCTAGTCATAAGATGCCTAACGGTCAGATTCATTCTGGCAAGAAACATACTAAAAATAGTAAACGACTATTTAAAAAGAAACCTAAAAAGTAATGGCTATTGAATATAGAGGTGAAAGGTTTTCAGGGTACAATAAACCTAAGAGAACTCCTAAAGCTAGTAAGTCACATGCAGTCCTAGCTAAAGAGGGTGACAAAATTAAACTTATTAGATTTGGTCAACAAGGTGTATCTGGTGCTGGAAAAAAGACTGATGCAAAGTCTAAAGCAAGACGCAAGTCTTTTAAAGCACGACACGCTAAAAATATTAAAAGAGGTAAGATGTCTGGAGCTTACTGGGCAGATAAGGTAAAGTGGTAACATGAGTAACACTTATAACAAAGAGATTTTTAGTCGTATTAAACAACACCAAAAGTTAATAGATACACAAAATAAAGCAGGTTATGCTGCAGGTGATAGAAAAGATTATATCGGTGTTGTTAAAACTGTAAGAAAAATTAAAAAATTAGAAAAAAGTATAGACAAATTAGGTTCTGCTTATGTATATCCAAAACCCTATGAGAAAAAAAATTGGAATTAATCATGTCAAAAATTAAACAACAAGAAAATATATTTGTAAAATCTGAAGATTTGAAAGCATGGGCTATAGAGTTATCAGAAGCATGTGGTAGCCTTATAATAAATAAAAAACCTAACACATCTAAGATAGATACTCTTATAGAAAAATTCGTAGATGATTATAACTACAACATGATAGTTATGGTAGAAGAAGCAAACAAATTAGCTGAAGAAGAATAATGCCAAATTTAGTTTGCGTTTCTCCTGAATGTACAAATTCATTATCAAAAGGTAAAAGAAAATATTGTTCTGATACATGCAAGTGGAGAGAACAAAAAAGAGTACATAGAGCAGATAAACTTAATCGTGAATATAAACCTGAAGAAAAATCAATTAACAAAACACAAGTAGCTACAACTAGAAGAGGTGCGTTGTATGACAAATTTGTAGAAGAAGGTTATGCAATAGATTTAATTAACAACAATATGAAACGTAAAGAGATAGCAGAGTTGTTAGGTTGCACACCAGCACACATTTCTAGATTACTAGGTGCTTATCAAGAAGATATACAACAAGCAGCAGCAACACAAAGCTGGAAGAAATCAGAAGCTACTTTACAAGCAGAAAAAGATTTTCAAGATTTTAGAAATATGTATTTCCAAACAGAGAAAGGTGAACTGTTTGAGACAGCAGATTTTCACAAGGTATGGATAGACTCAATTATAAAAGCTATTGATACAGGTGGACAACAAATGATTCTCTCTCCACCTAGACATGGCAAGACAGAACTTCTTATACATTTTGTAGTTTGGCTTATATGCACTAATCCTAATTTAAGAATTATGTGGGTAGGTGGTAACGAGGACATAGCTAAAAACTCTGTGTCATCAATTATGGATACATTAGATAATAATGAAAACCTTAAAGAAGCCTATTGTGGACCAGGTGGTAATTTTAAACCAGCTAACAGAACAGGTAAGTCTTGGTCACAAAACCAATTTACTGTAGCTACTAGAACTATACCTGGTATTAAGTCACCGACAATGATAGGTATAGGAAGAGGTGGTAAAATTTTATCAAGAGACTGTGACATAATTATTGCAGATGACATTGAAGACCACAGCTCTACTATGCAACCTAAGTCAAGAGAAAATACAAAACAATGGTGGACCACTACATTAGGTTCTAGAAAAGAAGAACATACAGCTATGGTGCTTATTGGTTCTAGGCAACACCCTGAAGATTTATATTCTGCTTTGCTTAACAACAATGCATGGGAAACAATAGTTGAGGAAGCACATGACAGCATGTGTACTTTACCAGAGTTTGACGAAGAGAAACATGTTGACTGTATGTTGTGGAGTAGTTTTAGAACTTTTAGATGGTTGATGAATAGAAAAAACGATGCACTTACTACAGGAGGGTTAAAAAACTTTGAGATGGTTTATCTTAATAAAGCTATGGCAGAAGGGCTAAATATATTTAATCCAGAGATTATAGAAAAATGCTACGATACATCAATACCATTAGGATATATACCACAAGGTAGTTATTTAGTTGCTGGACTTGACCCTGCTGCAACAGGTTACCAAGCAGGATTCTTATGGGCAGTAGAAACAGAAAATAACAAACCTAAGTTAACAATGGTTGATATAGAAAACCACCAAGGTGGAGGTCTAAATGAAGCATTGGAACTAATTAAGAAATGGTATGACAGATATGGTTGTTACCACTGGGTTATAGAAGAGAACGGATTTCAGAAAGCAATTAGACAAGATGATAGAATCAAAAAATTTGCTGCTACACAAGGTATTAAGTTAGAAGGACATGAAACACATAAAAATAAATGGGACCAAAAGTTTGGTGTAACAGCTTTAGCACCTATGTTTCAAGAAGGTATTATAACTCTACCATTTGGAGATGATGAAGCTATATCTAAATCAATACTTTATACCAAACAATTAACATACTTTGCTTCTAAAGGACAGGGTAGTAGTAGGGCAATTGCATCAGATGTAGTTATGGCTTCTTGGTTTCCTATGAAAACAGTTAGAACGTTAACAAGGTTGACTTATGAAGATATGTCCTATGATTACTCACCAAGTTACGATAAGTATGATACCATGGATTGGAATGAAATACCCTGGAGATAAATGACACCTGACCAAATTTTAGACAGAGCAGTACATTTAAGGAACATGCACAGAGATGCATTACCTGACAGACACAGATTCAAAAGCATTCTTAATGGTGGTGAAGAAGGCATAGCAGAATTACTAGGTACTGAAAATGTAGATAGTGGGTCTTTACCTGCACCTAACTTAATGTTGTCTGCTTTAGATAGATTAGCACAAAAGATTGGCAAGACTCCTTCGCTAAATGTACAAATAACTAATGCAAGAGACAGTAGTCGTAACAAAGCTAAAAAAGAAAAAATAGAAAGAATTGTTACTTCATACGACAATATGCAAAAACTTGATTTACAAATGCCACAAGTAGCAAGATGGCTACCTGGTTATGGATTTTGTGTATGGGTTATAACATCTAAGAAAGATGCTAACGGAAACTTATATCCTTGTGCAGAACTAAGAAATCCTTATGATTGTTATCCTGGTTATCTAGGTAACATGCAAGAACCATTAGAGTTAGCTATTGTACAAACAGTTCCTTTAAAAGAATTACTGCAAATGTATCCAGAACTTAAAGGATATTACAACGACACCAAAGAGAACGACAAACAAAACCAACCAGCAGCTTTATACGGTTTAGGTAATAATGATGCTAGTTGGGGTAATTCAAGTGATGATGGAGATGTCATTGTAGAATATATGAATCCTGAAGGGACATATGTTATACACCCAGCTTCTAAGAAAATTGTAGATTTTATTCCGAATGTCCTTAAATCAGGACCTGCTTTTGTTGTTGCTAAAAGATTTAGTTTTGACAAGTTACAAGGTCAGTTTGACCAAGTAGTAGGTCTAATGGCAGCTATGGCAAAGATAAACATCTTGTCAGTTATAGCTATGGAAGATGCAGTTTTTACAGAAACAAATATTGTTGGTGAAATAGAATCAGGCAAATATAGAAAAGGAAGACATTCTATAAACTATTTAGCTCCTGGTTCACAAGTAATTAAACCAGTTACTAACTTGCCGTATCAGTTATTTGAGTCTGTAGGACGACTTGAAAGACAATTGCGAATAGTAGCAGGTTATCCAGTTCAGGATGATGCAATCTCTCCTAATTCATTTGTGACAGGTAGAGATTTAGAAGAATTAGAATCTGGCGTTGGTGCCATGGTTACTGAATATCATACAATTTTAGAGTATGCTTTACAAGAAGTTGATTCTAAACGTCTTGAACTGGATGAGATTTTATTAGGTGATAAACGTAAACCTATGACTGGTACATACAAAGGAGCATCTTTTGCAGAGTTTTATTCTCCAAGTAAAGATATAGATACTAACTATATAACAAAAAGAAAATATGGTGCTATGGCTTCTTTTGATGCACCTAATAAAATAATTACTGGTTTACAATTATTACAAGCAGGAATCATAGATAAAGAAACAATGCAACAAGAAATGGACGGACTTGATAACATTGTACAAATTAACGAAAGAATAACAAAACAAAAAACAGAAGAGATATTGTTTCAAATGTTATTGCAACAATCCCAACAGGGTGATACTAAAGCAATGATGGCTGTTGTAGAAATTTACAACAATCCTAAAAACATTGGTAGTATATTAGAAAAATTCTTTTCAGCAGCAGGTGAAGAACCTTCTCCAGAAGAACAAGCTATGTTGCAACAAGCACAACAAGCACAAGCAGTACAACAAGGTGGACCTCCTAATCTAGGTGCGTTACTAGGTGGTGGGTAATGGAAAATGAATACTTGCAATTTGCTGAAATAGTAGCAAGAAACTTTCCAAACTATACTCCACCAGCAGAATTAGAAATAAACGAAACAATAATTAGTCATATTACTTTAGCGTATATACCTGGAGTAGGCAGATTGGATATGTTAATTATTCCAGAAGGAGATGAATTTTATGGGTAGAGGAATTAAAGGTAAGTATAAAGCTGAAAACTTTAAAGGTGAAGCTACAGAGTTAGCTGATTTAGAAAATTCTGCAATGATGGCAGGGCAAGACCCTAGAGTTGTCGAGACAGAAGTTGCACCACAAGCTATAGGACCTAACCCAGGTGCTATACAAGATGTAACTAGGTTTACAGATAGACCTTTTGAATCACAAGAAACACTTGCACAGCAACCAATGATGTCAGGTATGGACCCTGATATGATATTGCAAGGCATGTATCAAATTTTACCAAGTAAAGAAATAGCAGCTTTAATGAAATTCAATCGTTAG